TTAGGATCTGCCCGAACTGTAACTTTACCAGAAGCATCACTAAAAATTTGAGCATAGATAGTTGAACCACCATCACTGTCTTCAAGTCTGATAACAGGATTTGATGACTTTATATGAAGGTCATTGCTAGGATCTACACCAATACCAACTTGACCTCCTACAGATACATCACTTTGTAAATGAGTAGCTCCTGCTACTGTAACTGTTCCACCTACAATCAATGCACCTGATACAGATACATCATCTTCAAATTCAGATTTACCTGTAGCTAAGAATGTGCCACCTATAGATGTATTACCAGCTATATTAACTGCACCACTTACAGAAACAGCATCTTTAAATATAGCTGCACCAGCAACTGTAACAGTACTGTTAAGTTGAGAAGCACCACCTACAATTAATGCTCCACTTACAGATACGTCATCTTCAAACTCTGCTTTGCCTGTAGCTAAGAATGTGCCACCTACAGACGTATTTCCTGTAATGTCTAGAGTAGAACCAAGACTTGTAGCTCCAGCTATTGTTACTGTAGATCCAAAGTTAGAAGCTCCTCCTACACTTAAAGTAGAAGCAAGTGAAACTGCACCACCTATTGTTGTTGTTCCACCTATATTAACATTACCACTTACTGAAACATTACCATCAAATGTAGTATTACCTGTAGTAAATAATGTTCCACCTACAGAAACATTACCTGCTACATCTATATTTCCAGAAACTGATACACTGTCTTCAAATATAGCTGCTCCTGCTACAGTTACAGTAGATCCTAAATGTGTTGCACCTCCTACACTTAATGTAGAAGCAAGACTAACTGCACCTGCAACTGTTACTGTATCACCAAAATTAGTAGCACCTCCTACACTTAATGTGGATGCTAAACTTACTGCACCAGCAATAGTAGTAGTACCACCTATATTAACATTGCCTGATACTGATACAGAATCTTTAAAAGTAGCTGCTCCTACTACTGTAACAGTACTTGCAAAGTTAGTTGCTCCACCTACACTAAGAGTAGATGCAAGACTTACTGCTCCAGCTACTGTTACTGTTCCTCCAATATTAACATTACCACTTACTGAAACATCATCTTCAAATTCAGCTTTACCTGTAGTAATTAATGTACCACCTACAGAAGTATTACCAGTAATATCCAAAGTTGATCCAAGACTTGTAGCTCCAGCTATAGTAGTAGTACCTCCTATATTAACATTACCACTAACAGATACATTATTATCAAAAGTAGCTGCTCCAACAGCTATAAATGTCCCACCTACAGAAGTATTACCACCTACATCTAAAGTACTTCCTAAACTTGTAGCACCAGCTATTGTAACAGTACTTGCAAAGTTAGTAGCACCTGCTACACTAAGAGTAGATGCTAATGAGACTGCCCCTGCTATAGTAGTAGTACCACCTATATTAACATTGCCACTAACAGATACGTCATCATCAAAAGTAGCAGCACCAGTTGCTAAAAATGTTCCACCTATAGAAGTATTTCCTCCTACATCAAAAGTAGAACCTACTGATAATGCAGCAGATACTGCTAAACTACCACCAATTCTACCATCTGTAATAATAGAAGCAGCTATACCTGTAAGATTAGAACCATCTCCATGATATGCTGATGCACAAACTCTAGCATTAGTAGCTTGAATATTTGTACCTGCTATTGTAACTGTGCCACCTACATTAAGATCACCACTTACAGAGACATCTCCACTAAATCCTGCATTACCTGTACTTCTAAATGTACCACCAACTGAAGCAGAGGTAGCTACATCTAATCTACCACTTATAGAAACATCATTATTAAAAGTAGCTTTAGATGTAAATGTACTTGCACCTGCTACATTAAATGTACCACTAACAGATACATTTTCATTAAATATAGCTCTACCCTCTACAGTTACTGTACTACCAAAGTTAGCTGCTCCTGATACAGATACATCATCTTTAAATACAGCTTTACCTTCTACAGTTACAGTAGAACCAAAGTTTGCTGCACCACCTACAGTAACAGTTGATTTTAAATGTGTAGCTCCTACTATAGTTGTGGTACTAGATACTTGTAATGTACCACCTACTACTGCATTACTAACTGATATATTACCTGCTATTACAGCAGTAACACCTGTTATATTTGAACCATCTCCATAAAATGCAGAAGCACATACTCTATTATCTACATGAAGATTATTATCAAGAGAAACAGAACCAGCAACTCCTAAAGCACCACTAACTTGCACAGCATTAGTTGCAACTTTAAGTGCTGTATTAGTACCATCTCCTGTTTGTATAGGTTTAAGAGATGTGCTCACACCTTCATTACTAACAGCAGAACTTACAAGTATAAGCTGTTTATAAGTATTTGAAATAAGTCTTCCTGTTAAATCTGTCATATTAATTGCCAATACTGTTCTGTTGAATCATATGTACTTGCTGCTTGATCCCATGTTAAATTTCTTCCTGTATCATCTGGTCTTGGATTTAGTATAGAAGGATTGTCTCTAACATCAGGTACTTTATTTTGTGGATGATTTTTTAAATCGTATTGTCCTTCATAATCTTCTGGACATACTAACATACCATAGCTATTCATTCTCATTTGACGATGTGGATAAACAAACCCACAAATGTCACACATAGCTAAAGCATTTTTAGTACTTGCCATTAAATATATCCTAACTTTGGAACTACATACATAGAAGCTCTTTGTCTATCTTCCTGCATAGCTCTTGCAAGAAGTTCTTCATAATTAAGTTTTAAAAATTGTATTCTATCTGCTGGAACTAATGGTCTTTTTATAGACATATAGTAAGCTAAACCCATTGTTAAACATGGTAAAAATCTTTTAGGTACATCAGCATTTTGTATTGCTGATTTATTTACATCTTGTAATTCTTTTACTAACTCTAATTTAAGAACATCAGTTGAGTTGTCTGGTAGAGGCCACACACGTAGAACAGGGTTGTCTCTTTCTCTACGAATAGAGTATTGATTAGGTCTACCTGTTTGTGTTTTATTTGGTATAAGTAAATATTCTTCTGAGCTAATTCTTTCTAATTGTAAATCTGTATCATCTCTATTAATAACAACCTCAAGAGCATCTACAGTAGAACTATCTAATGAATATGTAGCAGTGCTTGCTGTTACGGTTAAAGAAGAAACAGATGTGCTCCAAAGCATAACACCACGATTCTGCCAATCTTTAAGCATAAGATTAATAGAACGTCTAGCAGATGCTGGCTCATGACCAAGAGTACTTTCACCACCAATCATCTCTGTAGCTTCTTGAATAACCTCATCTATATCTAGATTAAAGTTATATGTTCCTGACACTGCCATTATTTCTTAGTCCTTTTTCTTACGGCTTTCTTTCGCTTCTTGAAAGTCTTGACCATTGTGGGCTTGCCTCTTACTCCTTGTGCTTTTGCTCTCTTCCTTGCAACAGCACTCTTGATCTGACCTTTGGTCATGCGTTTCGCAGTGGCTCTTGGTACGCATTTTGGATACTTCCTCTTACTTGTTTTAGCAGACTTACGACCACAGGCTTGGAACTTGCCCTTTTTCTTTGGAGCACCAATATCAACCCAATCACCCTTTGGGCCTTTTCCAAACCAGTCTTTTAGGCTCATGCGTAACCACCACCACGTTTCTTATAGGTTCTAACTAGCCATGCATTTGCGTATGCTGAAGGATATACCTTAAACTTACGTTTAGCCTCTGACTTTACTCTTGCATAGAGACTAGGATTAGTTGGTCTAGGCGATCCTTTTTTTCTTTTTGTTTTTGGCTTTGCTTTTTTGATTGCCATCTTTTAATACCTTCTTTGCTCGTTTAGCTATTTTTACAACTTCATTCTTACCCATTACTTTTGCACGTTGTTCCATAACTGTAAGTATTTGTATTTTACGTGCATAAGGTTTTTTAATTCGTTTAACTTTAGCTACAGTAGCCCTTGCATCTGCTGGAGTAGCAAACTTTATACTGACTGTATCTTTTGGATTTTCATCAGTATAAAGTCTGCGTCCAGAACCTTTTGGCTTTTTACCTGTGCCTTTTTTAGGGTCAGGCATTATCTAGCACGACCACCGCTACGTCTACGAACTGCTCCACCACGACTACGTGTTTTAGTCATCATGCGACCACCTCCTTTACGAGTGCGTGTTTTGCTCATCATGCGGCCACCACCCATACGGTTAACTTTGCTTCTTCCTTTTGCCATTGGATTTCTCCTCCTTTGCATATAAGTTATTAAAAGTAATATTAGGATTCATATAACTATCATCTATTTCTGCTGAATGAATATACTGACTAGGTACAAAATCTGG